TGACTGTTGCCGCCTCTGAGGGCTCAGCATGTTGATCTTCCGGCGTAGCCGCTTCGGCTGAAGCTTCCTTCCAGTCACAAAGAATAAGATCAATTTCGGCCGGCTCAAACCCGGTCAACTCCACCTCGAATCCTAGATCGATCAGACCCTGCAATTCGATAGCCAGGATTTCCCGATCCCAGCCCGCCTTTAAGGCGATCTCGTTGTCGGCAATGATGTAGGCCCGCTTTTCTGTCGCGCTCATATGAGACAGTCGTATCGACGGGACCACCGTCATCCCGAGAAGTTTGGCTGCTTCGAGCCGGCCGTGACCGGCAATGATTTGCAGATTATCGTCGGTCAGAATCGGATTCGTGAAGCCGAAACGCCTCATCGAATCGGCAATCTGCCGAATTTGCCGCTTAGAGTGTGTCCGAGCATTGCGATCCTGCGGTTTTAGGACGTGGATCGGCGTTTGCTCAATCTGGAGATTGTGCATGGTTCCTCGTGGGTTTGAAAGCCTGGGCCACCGCCTGAAAAATGCGGAGCCCTGATGTTTACAAAGCCCTGGATCCCCCAGAAATTTGCATGAGGGCGTCCCGCCCTTACCGTCACATGATGAAACCCACATCCTTTGTAGTCGCAGCTCTCGATCCCCGAGACGCCACTATTCCATCAACGCCAGCCGCTTTCGTGGCTCACACCCGATTTCTCGGCGCGTGCCCCAAAGGTGGCCTCAAGTCCAATCATTTGGAGTCCGGCATCCCGCCGGGATTTGCAGCTTTTGAGCGTCCCGCTCTAGCTGCTGCGTGAAGAAAGAGATATCTCGTGTCGGTTCTCGAAATCCGAGACGCCATTCCTCACGATACAAGACATAGTCGCAATTCCTGAATCAATTACTAAACTGCGTGGGCCCGTGAGAGGGGCGTCGATTCCAAGCCGCGTCGCTTAGGCCTGACGGTAGGTCTTGGAGCGTTACGCTGTAAGTCCGTCCTGGCCCTGATCCTTGGGTCGAATTACCCTGATATCTCGATTTCGGTCCCTGATAGTTGCGAAATTTTCCCTGTTAATTTTCTTAGGGAATTTTGCGAGAAGTCGCTGCGGCACAGCGGCTTTCGGCCAGGAGATTGCGTCCAAAACGGCTGAAACCTCGAAATTCCCTGTTAATTACCCTGTTAGCAGGGAATTGCAGGTGGAGACCGGTTCGTATCTGACTGCGCACACCACCATCCAGTCCTACGAAACCGCAAATCCCGGCGCCGACTCCCGATAGGCCGTTTCTGTGGGGATTTTCGCCGGTATCGTTCCACTCTTTCGGTCTCCGGTGACCCTTGCGGTCTCTCAGGCCGATTTTTAGCCTCCGGTCTCTGCATCCAAAAATTCCGTTCCCCGCGGCAGGGTTTTGACGGCCAATGCCGGTCGGCTGCCGGGAATTTTTGGGAGTCTTGGGAGGCCAAAAGCGCGTCGTTTCGAGCCCGGCCGGTAGTTATCGCGGATTTAATCCAAGGGCTTCGAACTGCCGACACCATTCGGCTGGCGCATCACGCAACCGCTCGACTCCAATGCCGCGTGGCAAACGACCTTCGACGGCGGCCCGCACGAGAGCTGGTGCAAGGAACGCGAGTGAGATCGTCATGTTGACCTGGCGCACGCCGCATTTTTGACGTGTCGCGATCTGCTGAACGTCAGTCACGGATCCCGAAACGATTTCGTCCAGCCAGCGACGGCCTCGGGCGATGGCGCTGACGAGGCGCGCGCGACGCTCGATCCGCGTTGGGCGGATTTCACTTTTTGGAATGCCGTCTGGAATCAGAATCTGCCTAGATTTCTTGGATGGCGGTTTCTGCCACGGGATTGAGAGTAAATGGCCGTCGGCCGCGTCAGCTGTTTCTTCGTCGTCTGCTGACTTCAACCGAATAGCTAGACGATCCTCATGCACATCGATTCGGGCGACCTGTTCCAGGATTGCTTTTCGACCGTCTGCGATGCTGGAGTTCGAATTCTTCTTTTGAACGATCAGGCGCCTGGCGAGAAAATTGACGACAGTGTCTTCGATATCGCTCGCCGGAACGCGGGAAACCGACCCGACTGAGGCGGTTTTAGATTCTCCATAGAGGTGCGGAAGCGAGATATAATAACGATAACGGACGCCGGCTTTGGTGGCGTGGGTCGGTACCATGCGATGGCCGGCGTCGTCGAACAGCAGTCCGGTCAACAGATGATCGTTCGCGTTGCGTAAAGTGGACCGGGTGGTCCACTGATCCGTGAGCTTTTGCTGGACCGCATCAAATAGCGCGCGATCCATGATCGCCGGCTGCTCGCCGGGCAGGATCTCGTCCTTGTATTTGACCTCACCGATATAGAAGCGGTTGCGCAGCAGATAGAACAACGACCCACGGCCGAAGAGAATACCCCCTCGGGTAACACCGGTCGCGAGCAGTCTAGATTTGGTTCGGATATCTCGCTTCCGGAGGTCTCGTACCAGCGCGTTGACGCCGCCGAGTTCGAGATAGCGTCGGTAGATCAGGCGGACTCGCTCTGCCTCGTCCTCGACAACGGCAATCTTGTCGCCCTTCATGTGATAACCGAGGGGGAGGGGACCGCCAACCCAAAGCCCCTTTCGTTTGGAGGCAGCGATCTTGTCGCGGATGCGCTCGGAAGTGACCTCCCTCTCAAACTGGGCGAAGGACAGAAGTACGTTGAGTGTCAGGCGGCCCATTGAGGTCGTGGTGTTGAACTGCTGGGTGACCGAGACGAACGAGACGCCGTGCGCGTCGAACAGTTCCACGAGCTTGGCAAAGTCGGCCAGTGATCGCGTCAGGCGATCGACCTTGTAGACGACAATGACATCAAGTTTCCGAGAGCGGATATCGTCCAACAATCTCTGCAGGTCGGGACGATCGGTGGACCCACCGGAATATCCGCCGTCGTCATATCGCGACCGGATCAGCGTCCAGCCCGCATGGGCCTGACTCTTTATATAAGCTGACGCGGCATCGTACTGGGCATCCAGCGAATTGAAATCCTGGTCGAGTCCATATTCCGTGGAGACGCGGGTGTAGATGGCACAGCGGACGGCCCTGACTGAAGGAGCCTTCATAATCGAGCCCCCGCGTCCAACCGATCTTCTTTGTCTCTCAGGCCAAAAAAGCGCGGACCATTCCATTTGGTTCCGGTGATCGCGAAAGCGACTTTGGAGAGGCTGTCATAGGTCTGGCCATTCCAGGCAAAGCCGTCGGGCATCACCATCACCCGCTGTGAGCGTCGATCCCACTCTCGTACCAAAACCGTTCCGGGCGTTAGTTCAGTCCGCTTCTGATCGAAGCTGACGAGACGCGCAGACATTGTCACGCCAGTGCTCTTTGCGTCCGTCCGATCAAGAACCTGCTTGGTCTCGTGATCTAGGTCGCCAAGGCGGTCGGCTTGAATCCGATAGACGATGATTGCGAACAGCAAATGCCGCGGCAGATGATCGGGCGGCGGTTTCTGAAATACGCTCTGCCATCGTGAACGAAGACCTTTGAGATCGAGACCGCGCAGATGCGCGATCTCGTCCTCAATGGAAATTTTGGTCGAGATCCGAACGCTGCGACGCTTCTCCAACATCGCGTCACGCCGCGATGTTGGCAGACGAAGCCTTTCCATCCTTGATGCGGTAGACCCGGCCTTTGTCGGTCTGTTCGGAAACCAGATTGAGACCGAGCTTCTTGCGGACAACACCAGCGAGAAATCCGCGCACCGAATGTTGCTGCCAATGAGTGGCGGTCATGATCGCAGCGATCGTCGTTCCCGCCGGGGTCCGCAGCATCGCGATGATACGGGCGTGCTTGGTATCGGGCCGCATCGCCGTCTTTGAAGATGAGAGCTCTAAACGCATGCGAGTCCTAGATTTGCTGGTGGATCGTGAAGTGGAGCGGACCGCAGCCTTTGGCTTAGATTTGGGTTTGGTCATGGGATCCTCTGAGGTTCGTGCGACGCCATCCGCCGCACCACCTCAGCCCCGCCGAGCAAACCACCCGGCAGGGCGTGATCCTATGGGGCGCCTCGGCCGCACCCCAGCCGGTACAGCAACGCTCCGATCAAGGACGAAAGCCAGTCATTTCTGCGCATCGCTGGAGGGGCCAAAATCCTGCCTTCCGTATCGTAGGTTCCAATCCCACTCTCCGCCAAATACGGGCGCTAAGCGTTTGTTGGTTATATCGTGGCGACCGAAACTATGGCCCCCAAATCGGTCCCCAGTCCTAGACTGCTTTGCTATTTACGCCTTCGCCGGGCGAGATCTTGGCGGGAGTGCTGGCTTCGAAAGCATCTCCCGAATCGCGCCGTCATTGATGAGAAGTG